CCCGAGGGCGGACTTCATTCCGTCCCGGTTGCCAAGCTCACCGCCGAGATCGACACCCTGTCCTCCTCGGTCATCATCTCCCTTGACGGTCAGATGTTCGCCGAGGTTGCGATCGTCTGGGAAACACCCGAGGAGGGCCAGCAGTTCGGCCATCGTCACGGCATCGTCGTCGAGCCGTACCGAACTGGCGCCGAGTGGGACGAAGGCCCGACGGTCGAGATTCGCCGGACTCAAGACCCGGAGGCCTACTCGTGAGCCGTCACTTCTCCGTCGCGCACTTGCTCGCTGCTGTCACCGTCTGCGCCGTAGCGGCGTCCTACGGCCCGGGCTGGGCAGTCCTCGCGACTGTCCCGCTGATGCTCCTCGCCTCGCTCGTGAGCGAACGGTGAGCGCCGTACCGGTCGGGCCGCTCCTCGAGCGCGCGGCCTGTGGCGCTGGCATCCCGACCTCCGAGATGAGCGCCAAGCTCCTCGCCCGCATGATCGGCCTCAACTCCGGCACGACGCTGCGGTGGATCACCACGGGACACCTCCCGACGATCAAGGCCGACCGCGCGGCCATCGCTCTCGGCTGGCATCCTGACGCGATATGGGGCGCAGGCTGGGACCTCGATGAGCCGATCTAGTTCTAACTTGACACGGGGGAGAGAGTTAGGGCAAGATACGTCCATGACAACGACAACCATCACCGCCCACGCCTACGAGGTCGCTGGCCTCTCCGCCCTCGAGCGTCAGGGCGTCCACCCGGACACCTGCGCCGAGTGCGGGCGCGAGGCTCTGGTCCACCCGGTCAAGCTCAAGGGGCCGCACGGCGCCGTCTGGGTCGGCACCGGGTGCGCAGCCCTTCTCCTCTTCGGTGCGACCGACAAGCTCTCACGAGCACGAGCAGAGCGAGCAGCACGAGCCGCGACTCGCGAGGTCGTCTCCGCTGAGGCTCAGGCTGCCGCTCTCGCCGGTAGCGCCAAGCTCGCCTCGTTCTCCGACTGGCTCACCGAGCAGGTCGGCCCGCACGTCGACGGCGTGTTCGGCCAGTGCTCACTTCTCGGTGGACCGGCAGAAGCCCATCGACTTCACCGAGCGGCTACGGTCGCATAGGTCTCGGTCAGGCCCCGCCTCCTGACCTGAGAATGAGCGCCCCGGGTTCCGCCACCCGGGGCGCTCTCGCGTCCGGCGTGTAGCCTTCGGGGCATGGACCTCGACGCGATCCCCTACGTCGCCGCGCGCAACCAGAGCGGCGCCACCGGTCGGCCTCGTCTCGTGGTCATTCACTCGATGGAGTGTCCGCTCGAGGACGGGCGCGCCGAGTCTGTCGCGCGATGGTTCTCCGGACCAACCTCGCCACAGGCGTCGGCTCACTACATGGTCGACCCCGGCGCTGTCTGGTGCGGAGTCATCCCGCCCGCTGAGGCGTGGCACTGTGGCGCAGCGAACCGCTACGGCGGAGGCGCGAGCATCGGCATCGAGCAGACCGGGTACGCCCGCTATGACGAGGAGTGGACCTCGCCGAACGGCCTGCGCCAACTCGACCTCCTCGTGGAACTCACCGGCTCGCTCTGTGAGCGTTACGGGATACCGAGACAGTGGCTCACCGCCGATCAACTCCGCGCGGGCGAGCCGGGCATCACCAGCCACGGCTTCCTCTCGTCGATCGGCATGGGAACAGATCACACCGACCCCGGGCCGAACTGGCCCATCGCCGAGTTCATGACTCGGCTCACCGGAACCGCACCGCGACCCTCGGGCCGCTTTCTCCCACAGGATGACGACGACATGATTGACCGCTACTTCATGCGCGCGAGCAACGACCTCGCCGTGTACCTCGTCTCGCCCGGCCTCGGCTGGCGCTGGCACGTTCCCGCTGGACAGATGGCGAGCATCGTGTTCGTCCTCGGTCTCAACCGCGGCAAGATCCTCGCCCCGCCTGCTGGCGCGAAGGTCGACATCGTCGAGGGTCAGAAGGTCTGGGTCTGCGCGCCCGAGTTCCTCAACGCAATCCCCGCGGCAGGTTGACACCTCGCCACGAACGCCTAGCATGAGGCGCAGTCGATGGAGGACGCATGGCAAAGCTGATCGGAATGGCAATCGAGGAGACGAGCGGCGTGGATCACCCCGCGCATCTCCGCGAGGGCTGGATGGTCATGAAGAGCACCGACCTCTCGGATCTCACCGAGGTCATCGACCAGATCAAGGCCGCAACGGCCACAGAATCCACGGAGGACTCCATGTCTGACGCACCCGAGATCGACTTCGAGTCCGAACTCGCCAAGGCCCTCGAGCGCATCGCCGAACTCGAGGCCACCATCTCCCCCGAGCCGGAACCCGAGCCGACCGAGGACGACCTCCTCAAGAGCGTCCCCGAGTCCGTCCGCAAGATGATCGTCGACGAGCGCGCCGCCGCCGCCGCCGCCATCTCCAAGGCCGCGACCTTCGAGGGTGAACTGCTCAAGGAGCGCGCCGCTCGCGCCGACGAGGCATCGATCGCCAAGGCCGCCTCGTGGCAGTCTCTCGCCCTCGACGCCAATGAGGTCGGCCCCGCACTCCGCAAGCTCGCCGACATCGACGGCGACCTTGCCAAGGCGATCGAGACCGTTCTCGAAGCCGCGAACGCACAGGCCGAGAGCGCTGGCATCTTCGCCGAGATCGGCAAGGCCGGACGCCCGGAAGGCTCCGACGCCTACGAGTCCCTCGCCTCACTCGCCAAGAGCGCGTCCGAGGCCAACGGCACCACTTTCGAGGCGGCCTTCGTGACCGTCGCCGAGCAGAACCCGGAACTCTACGTTCGCCACCTCCAAGAGAAAGGTGCCTAGATCATGGCATACGAAATCTCCAACTACTCCCTCCGAATCACCCTCGAAGCCGCCGCTGACCTGAGCGCCTCGCAGTATTGCTTCGTCAAGCTCGACGCCAACGGAAAGGCCGCCCTCTGCACCGCGGTCACCGACAAGCCGATCGGCGTCCTCCAGAACCAGCCCGTCTCGGGCAAGGAAGCCTCGATCGTTGTTGAGGGTGGGACCAAGCTCAAGGTCGGCACCGGCGGCGTCACCGTCGGAGACCGCGTCGGCACAGTCATCACGACCGGCCGCGCAGTGCCTTACGTCCCCGGCACAGATACCACGAAGTACCTCGTCGGCACGGTCCTCCAGACCGGCGCAGCTGGCGACCTCGTCCCCGCCGTCGTCTCGTGCGCGTCCGCTGCTCGCGGCGCCTGATCTAGGAGTCAGTCATGCCTCAGCCTACCCTGTACCAGACCCACATCGACGCGCCGCTGACGAACATCTCGGTCGCGTATATGCAGAGCGTAGACAACTTCGTCGCCTCGAAGGTCTTCCCGATCGTCCCGGTCGACAAAAAGTCCAACAAGTTCTTCGTGTATACGAAAAACGATTGGTTCCGCGACGAAGCCCAGCGTCGTGCCGACGGCACCGAGTCCGCTGGCAGCGGCTACAACCTCTCTACCGATTCGTATGCGTGCGATGTCTGGGCATTCCACAAAGACATCGGCGATCAGGTTCGCGCCAACTCCGACACCCCGCTCGTGCCTGACCGTGAGGCCACCGAGTTCGTCACCTCCCGTCTGCTTCTCCGTCAGGAGATCCAGTTCGTGACCGACTACTTCGCGACCTCGATCTGGGGCAAGGACCTCACCGGCGTCTCGAGCACCTCGCCCACCGGTGACAACTTCACCCAGTGGAGCGACTTTGCCAACAGCGACCCGCTGGAGGACGTCGAGAAGGCGAAGGAGACCATCCTCGGCTCGACCGGGTTCATGCCGAACACGCTCGTCCTCGGCTATCAGGCCTACCGCAAACTCCGCAACCACCCGGACCTCGTGGATCGCATCAAGTACACCTCGAGCAACACGATCACGACCGACATCATGGCCCGCCTGTTTGATGTCGAGCGCGTGCTCGTGGCGAAGGCCGTGAAGGCCACGAACAACGAAGGCGCGACCGCCGCTTACTCGTTCGCCTATGGCAAGGCCGCGCTGCTCACCTACTCGGCTCCGACCCCGGGCCTCATGACCCCGAGCGCTGGCTACACCTTCGCTTGGAACGGTGTTTCGGGTGGTCTCGGTGCGAACATCGGTGTGAGCCGCATCCGCATGGAGCATCTCAAGGCCGACCGCATCGAGGGCGAAGTTGCATTCGCCAACAAGCTCGTCGCTGCCGACCTCGGCGTGTACTTCGCCACTGCTGTCGCCTGATCCGTTTCCCCCTGACCGGCCCCCGGCCTCGGACCTCGAGTCTGGGACGGGGGCCGTTCGCATTCTCAAGGAGTGTCCACCGTGACCACTGCACCAATTGGACCGCACCGAGTTCGCAAGGCATTCACCGCTGGAGACAAGCGTCTCCCCGCCGGAGAGATCGTCGACGTGACGGGCTGGCGCAACGCCTACCAACTCGTCGACCGAGGATGGCTCGTCGCCATCCCTGCGTCCGAGACTGAGGCTCCGCAGTCCGTGAAGAAGGCCCCGGCCAAGAAGGCCGCGGCGAAGAAACCCGCTCCCAAGATCGAGGACTAATCATGGCTCTCAATGCCTATCGGTACCGCTTCTACGGCGGGAGTTCGACCGCCGAGCAAGACTTCCTCCTCGCGATGCAGGCGAAGGGCTACACGGCCGCGTCGGTCCTCGAGACCGTCGATCAGTCGATGATCGGCGTCCCGCCGATGCGGTGGCAAACGGGAACCTATGTGCGGAACCCAGTCGGCACCACCGCCGTCGGCACTCTCGCGATGACTCTCAGTCGGTCATACGCGACCGCCGTATACGTCCCCTACGGCGCGTCGATCGATCGCGCATCGGTCGAGATCACGGCTGCTGGCGGTGCTGGCTCGGTCGTTCGGTTCGGCCTCTACTCCGACTTGAATGGCGCGCCCGGCACACTCATCTCGGACGACGGCACCGTTGATTCCTCGACGACTGGGTTCAAGGAGGACACGGTCGCGTGGACCGAGTTGACCGCGAGTCTCTACTGGGTGGTCACCGTGGCTCAGGTCGGCACGGCGCCGACGGTCAGGACCGTGTCCACGCCGATCGAGACCATCGCCCCCTACCGCTCGACCACGCTCACCAACACCCCGGACGCGTGGTGCGTTTACGGCGGAAACATTACCGGCGCGCTTCCGTCCTCGTTCGGTGCGATCACCGCCCACACGAACGGCCCAATGGTCATCGTCCGGGTGGCCTGATCGTGAGCGCTACTGGCGACGTCCCTCTCACGATCCGCACGGGCGACGATGAGTCTGTGACGGTCACGTTCACGGACAAGACCACAGGCTCGCCCATCAACATCACCGGCCGTACCTATCGCGCGCAGATCCGCCGCTCACCCGCGGACAACACAATCCTCGCAACGTGGACCTGCACGATCACGAACGGCGCAGCAGGCAAGTTGACCCTCACGCTCTCGGACACGACGACCGCGACGCTGTCCCCGGGCTACGCCGTCTGGGACCTCGAGGAGACGACCTCGGGAGGCCTCGTCTCCACACCAATCAGCGGGCGCGTGACCATCGTGCAGGACGTCAGCCGATGAACACCAACGTCGCCGTCACGATCGACACGACGAACGTCGACGTCTCGGTGTCCACCGGAACCTACGAGGTCTCGGCGATCGGCATCACCGGCCTCAAGGGCGACACCGGCGCAGCGGGTCCGGCCAACTCCCTCACCGCGACCATCGCAACAGGGGCCGCTGGATCGTCTGCGCAGGTCGTCGTCTCCGGCACGCCGCCGAGTCAGGCCCTCGCGTTTACGATTCCGCGCGGCGACACTGGCGCGACTGGCACCGATGGTAAGACACTCCGCAACGGTTCAGGCGCTCCTTCTTCCGGTCTCGGCGTCGACGGTGACTTCTACCTCGACACCTCGGCGAGTCGCATCTACGGCCCGAAAACATCCGGCGCATGGGGCAGCGGCGTCTCGATCATCGGAGCAACGGGCGCCGATGGAAAGACAGTTCGCAACGGAGCAACGACCCCCTCGAGCGGACTCGGTGTAGATGGCGATTTCTACCTAAACACCGCCGCGAACACGATCTCTGGCCCGAAGGCCTCCGGCGCATGGCCTACCGCCGTCTCGCTCGTCGGGCCAAAGGGCGACACCGGCGCCAACGGCGCAAACGGCGACTGGTCAACCGCGCAAACAATCAACGCACAGACCGGCACTAGCTACACGATCGCAAGCAGCGACGCCGGGCGACTGGTCACCCTCACCAACTCCGCAGCAGTGACCGTGACCGTCCCGACCGGCATCGCCACCATCGGGCAACGAATCGACCTCGCCCAGCTCGGCGACGGTCAAGTCACCGTTAGCGCCGGTAGTGGCGTCACGATCAACTCAACGCCGACAGCAAAGCTGCGCACCAAGTGGTCAGCGGCGACGCTCATCTGCACCGCTACGACCGCAACACCGACCGCGACTTTCCTGCTCGTCGGCGACTTGGCGGCAGCCTGATGCCTTCCACCGCTGGCATAGTTTCGAGCGCTGCAACTCTCGCCCATCCGTCGCTGGTGCTACCTAGCGCCGGGATGACGACCAGCACCTACGACGCTGGCGGCTGGCGGTACCTGATTATCACGGCGAGCGACGAGGCCTCGGGCTACACCGTCACGACCCCGATCCCCGGCTACTTTGAATATCTGCTTATTGGTGCCGGTGGTGGAGGTGGCGCCGCAAATGCCACCACCGCCAGCGGAGGCGGAGGTGGCGCTGGCGGTGTCCTGACCGGCAGTTTCACGACCATCAACGCGACGCCGATCACCGTGAATGTGGCATCCACTGGCGGGGTGGGAGCGATCGGCGCGGCCGGTACTGGCGGGCAGTATTCCCGTCTCGCCTATTACCCAAACACCTTGATCGCTCTGGCCTACGGTGGTGGTGGCGGTGGTTTCACGGTCGGCTCGGTCGGTAGTGGCGGCTCGGGCGGCGGCGGCGGCGCAAATAGCGCGGCAACACAGACCGGCGGCACCGGTGTGAGCGGTCAAGGTTTCGCCGGTGGCACCAGCTACGCCTCGGCGGTCCTGCTTGATCGAGCAGGTGGTGGCGGTGGCGGTGCATCGTCGGCTGGCGTCACAACAACCACAGCCCGCACAGGCGGCGCCGGTGGCGCTGGCTACACGACCACTTGGGTCACCGGAACCTCGGCCATCTACGCCGGTGGCGGCGGTGGCGGCGCAAACGTCAGTGGCACTGCCGGTGCTGGTGGCACCGGCGGCGGTGGTACCGGTGGCACCGGTGGTACCAGCTCAACCGCACCGACAGCCGGTAGCGCCTACGGCGCCGGTGGCGGCGGAGCCGGTGTAGGCACCGCACGCGCAGGCGGCACTGGCGCTGGTGGCGTCATTGTTCTCCGCTGGCGGTACTAGTGGACCCCGACGCTCTCGACGCCGCGATCGTCGCGCACTCCGCCAACCAATGGTATGGGCGAGGCTGCGCCGTCGGTCGACTGGTCGCTGATCTCCCGCCCGGTGAATACCGGACCAAACTCACTGGCTACATCTCTGCGCCAGTTCATGAGATCGGCCACGCGGCGATCATTGGCGCGGTCAAGAGCACGCTCGGCGTGCAGCTTCGTGCCGACGCTCTCCTGCGCCATCGACGTCGGGCGTGCGCCTGCCCCGACGAGGTTTACGCGTGAGCGACTACGGCGACGCCTTCGAGATCCCCGGGCAAGATCCAGACGCCCTCGAGGAGGCCCTCAGGCGCCACGAGAGGCCCGCGCAGTCTGCTCCGCAGGGATGGGAACCCGGCATAGCTTGGGACGGCTCGGAGGGCCATCTAACCACCGGCCCGCTCGAGGACGCTCCAAACGACGCGCTCTGGTCCGAACTCATCGCCGACTGGAACCTCGACCCGTCGACGACAGAGGTCGTCCCCGGGTCGATTCAGGTCCGCGGCTGGGACGCGAACATCGGCGGCGGAGAAGTCAGGCGCCTGCGCTACTACCGCGCGACCATCCGAAGTCGAGCCGCTGGGCAGGACCGCGCCGACGTCGAGGAACTGTGCAGACTCGCGAGCGCGAAGCGGCCACGCCGACCGGCACCTGAGGTCGCCTCCGACATTGCGCTCGTCGTGCCGATCTCGGATCTCCAGATCGGCAAGGGCGAAGGCGGTGGGTCTCTCGCCGCCGTCGAACGCATCGCCACAGGGATCGACGCCATCACCGACAAGGTGCGCGAGATGACCCGCCGAGGCCGACCGCCCGAGGCGATCTACCTGCTCGGCATGGGCGATCTCGTCGAGGGCTGCGGAGAGCATTACGCCATGCAGACCTTCCAAGTCGATCTCGACCATCGCCAACAGAAGCGCGTCGTGCGCCGCCTCCTCATGCGCGCCGTCGACGTCTCCGCACCACTCGCCCCGAGGGTGGTCCTCGCTGCGATCCCGGGAAACCACGGCGAGTACCGCAAGGCAGGGAAAGCGTTCACGAACTGGGATGACAATGCCGACCTCGAGGTCGTCGAGGGTGTTGCCGAGGTCTGCGCCGCGAACCCTGAGCGCTACGGGAATGTCTCGGCCGTCATCGCTCGCGATCTCACTCTCACCCTCGGAGTCTGCGGGGTGAACGTCGGCATGGCCCACGGTCACCAATACGGACGCGCCAGCGGTCACGCAGCGGGCAAGGCGGAGAAGTGGTGGAGCGGTCAGGTCATGGGCCGCCAGCCGATCGCCGAGGCCGACATCTTGATCTCTGGCCACTTCCATCACTTCGTCATGTCCGAGAGCCTCGGGCGCCTGTTCGTGCAGTGTCCCGCACAAGACGGCGGCTCGTACTGGTGGACCGCCCAGACCGGGCAGCACGCGCCCGCGGGTCAACTCATGCTCGGCATCGGGCGCGGCTATGGTGCGCGCGGGTGGGGCGACGTCGAGATCGTCTGATGCTCTACTGTCACGACTGCGCTGTGGCATGGTCTAGCTCGTGGTCTCGGCACTGCTGGTGCTGCGCCACCGAGTCATCCTCCCCGCCCCCGCTGGCGCCTATCCGAAGGTTCGAAGATGACTGGTCACAGTGAACACGGAGGCGGCGAGGAGAGCATCCGCCGTGAGAACGACGAGGCCCAGACCGCCGAGGACCGACGCGCTGATCGGCTGCTCGCCCGCTGGCGTCGGATGACCGAGACGCTCCGAGGGCTGACCGATGGACCGGAGTGAGACCCGCTACGTCGACCCCGACACCGGCGCCGAGAAGGGCCGCAAGCTCGCCCGGTTCGACCTGATCCCCGCGGTCCCGCTGATCGCCCTCGCCGAGCAGTACGGGAAAGGCGCGGAGAAGTACGCCGACCGGAACTGGGAGCGCGGTCACCCTTGGGGCATCACCTTCGCGGCGCTCCATCGCCACCTCTGGCTGTGGTGGGACGGTGAGGACATCGACCCGGAGAGCGGAACGCACCACCTCGATGCTGTGATGTGGCACGCCTTCGCCTTGCGCGAGTTCGTCGAGACTCACCCAGAGATGGACGATCGCCCGATTCGGGAGACTGCCCTAGACTCGACTGAGGAGGCTCTCTCATGACTTGGACCTATTCCGGTGATCCGTCGAACTCGTCGAAGGACGCCGTGCGCTTCACGATCGGCGACACGGACGACACCGACGAACTCGTCTCCGACGAGGAGATCGCCTACCTCATCTCGATCCACAACGGCGTCGGCATGGCCGCCGTCGGCGCTGCCCGGGCTGTCGCCGCGAAGTATTCGCGCAAGGCCGACCAGAGCCGAGCGGTCGGTGACCTCTCGCTCTCGCAACAGTTCAGCCAGCAGTCGTTCCAGTTCCATCATCTCGCCGATCATCTCCTCAGCATCGCCTCGGGCATCGACGCTCCGCCGCTCCCGAGCGCGAACGCAAACGCTCTAGGCGCGGAGTTCACGCTTGGCCTACTCGATAAGTTCGTCCTATGACCATCGACGCCGAACTCCTCGAGATCATGGTCGACACGATCACGCTCGCGAGCGTCTCGGCTCTCGACGCCTACGGGAAGCGAACGTGGGCCTCGGCCACAACGATCACGAACTGTCGCGTGCAGACCGGCGATCACAAGGTCATCGATTCTGCAGGCGCCGAAGCCGTAGCCTCGGGGAAGGTCTACGTCCCGGGCAACCCGACCGTGACGCTCTACTCGAAGGTCACCCTCCCCGACGGATCTCAGCCGCCGATCATCGCGATCGATCGCGTCGGCGATCAGGTCGGCAGCAACCACCTCGTGCTCCACTACGGGAAGTCCCGACCGTGAGTGGGATGTTCTCGGCCTCGACCTACGGCTCGGCTGCGCTAATGGGACGCTTCGAGAAACTGGCGCGCGAGACCCCGAAGGAGATGGACAAGATCCTCTACCGCGAGGCCAGCGCCATCTTCCGGAAGTCGCAGCGACTCGTCCCCGTCCACAAGGCGGGCGACCGGAACTACCGCGGCATCCCCGGGAACCTCAAGGCCTCGGGCGTCCTAGAGCTACCGGTGAACCATCAGGTGCTGATCGGCTACGGCGGCACCGCCGCGACCTATGCGCTCTATGTCCACGAGAAGGTCAACCCTGAGCCGCGCTGGACCCTGCCGGGCAAGTCAGCCAAGTTCCTCGAGCGCCCATTCATGGAGGCCATTCAAGGCTTCGAGGAGCGCGTGAAGGAAGCGCTAGCGAAGCACGACACCGGCGCGCCGCAGGGTGAGCCGACAACCGAGGACAAGCCATGAGCGAGATCCTCGACGGCGTCGGATCGGTGCTCCAGACCGCGAGCATCGGCACGCTCGGTTCGACGATCTTTCTGTCCCGCCAGCCCGACACGCCTGACGCCTGCGTCACGGTCTTCGAGTCCGGCGCTGGCGTGAACCTCTACACGCACGGCATCGTCGGGAACGCCCTCACCATGACGAACGTGCAGGTGCTCGTTCGTGCGGCACGCGAAGACTACGAGGCCGCCCGCACGAAGGTGACCTCGGTCATCAACGCGCTCGAGGCTGTATCCGAGACCACGGCGAGCGGCATCCGGATGCTGCGGATCGAGTCCCTCGGTCGGCCGATCCCGATGGGCTACGACCAGAGCGACCGGCCCGAGATCGCGATGAACTTCACGGTAACCCATGCATGACGAAGATCTGCTTCGCGCGGTCCTCGTGACCTTCGCGGCGATCGAGAACTCCCTCGAGACCACGCGGCTCCTGCTCGTGCGACTGCTCGAGACCGACGGTCGCGACCTCGCCGAACTCGGTGAGAGGTACGCCATCGCCTACGCCGAGGATGACTACGACGCAGCGTGCCATCATCCCGACGCCCTCGAGGTCTCGACGCTCGGCGACGGTCCGGCAGTCTTCCTCTGCCCGGACTGCGGCGACCAGTTCGCCTGATGGATGCCTACGGCCGGGGCGCCACGACTGACGAGGCGCCTCGATGCTGGCGCTGCTCTCGGCTGCTCGCCGAGATCGTGAGCCGCCCGTGGGTCATCCGTTGCACGCGATGCAAGGCGCAGAACCAAGGTGGCGACGGCGCGCGATCCCAAGGGACACAAGGGATCTCCGACCCTCCCGCAGATTCTCCCGATTAGGACTTGACAGGGGGGAGAGGGTTCGGCATACTTATGACATGAACACCGCGACCACCACCCGAACAGTCATGATCGTCCCATGCGGCGGCGCCAAGATCGACGAGACCACGACCGCTCGTGATCTCTACGTCGGCTCGCTGTTCACCGAGGTCCTCGCCGCCGCGATCGCTGACGTCGGAGCGGAGAACGTCATGATCCTCTCCGCCGCTCACGGTCTCCTCGACCTTGACTCGCCGGTCGATCCCTACGACGTCAAGATGGGCGACGCCGACGCCATCGACCGTCGCGACGGCGGACTCCTTGACCTCGCCGCGCAGATCATCTGCTTCGGTCTTGACCGCGCCAACGTGTACGCGATGCTCCCGAACAAGTACCTCGCCGCGCTCGACGAGGCGATGCGCTTCGTCGGCGGCAACACGATCGCCCCGGTCTACGAGGGTCTCCTCGGGATGGGCGAGCAGAAGGCAGTCGCGAAGATCATGCGCGGCCGCTGACCAACACCACCACGCGAACGAGAGAGACACATGAACTCCACCACCGCAGTCGAAGTCCAGAACATTGAGGTCGGCGACTTCGTCGTCGCCATGCTCGGCAAGGGAGGCGGGTGGGATGCCCTCACCCTTCGGGTCGTCTCCTCCGTGAACGACGGCGTCGACGTTACCTTCACGACGCGCACTCTCGGTGACGAGTCCGACCGTCGGATCTTCGTGTCACCCGTCGGTAGCGAGTTCGAGGTCGTGCGATGACCTCGTCGACCGATTGGATTCTTGAGTCCCCGAGTTTCCGACTCCTCGCCTCGGGGAACGTGGCACTCCTTGACGAGGGCAAGGTCGTGTGGATCGGCCCCCTTGAGGACGCTGA